TCTTTAGTTAATGATAATGAAATGATGAAAAGATTAATTGGCTCTAATAGTAATAATAGTTTAGATGCTGAATTGATAGAAGAGTATGAAAGACGTAGAGGAGTTAGAGCTCAAAACATATCTTATGATATTCATAGTACTCTTTTAGAGTTTGCTAGATCTAGTATATTTAAAAATGGAGAAGGTCAGTATAAAATGGAAGATGGCGCTATAGTAGAAAGAGAAGATCGTTTTACTGGCATGGGTGACTTAGCAATACTTACAGATTCTATTATAGCTTTTAATAAAAACTTAGATAACAAGAATGCTGTTAAGTATTTGACAGGATGGTGGAAAGAAGGTTTTTTAGAAAAGAAGCAACAAACAAGTGCTTTAGGAGCTAAAGCAGATAAAGTTATAGATTCTTTTGTAAGATTAACTTCTTTACGATTACTTGGATTTAACATGACTGTTGGTTTAGGTAATGTACTAGCTGGTAAATATCAAGAGCTGCGTAAACGGGGAGGTAAACAATTTATAAAAGGAGAGTCTAGATACTGGAAAGATGTTTTTAATTCAAGAAGTATATTAAAAGAAAATAGAATAGTAGAGTATAGTTTTGATGAATTTATTCATCTTTCTGAAAAGAAAGGAATGCTAGGTAAAATAGAAAAAACGGCTTACATATTTATGGATAAGACAGAAGACTATATACAAGGAGCTGCTTTTTTAGGCATGCTAACAGATGAAGAGTATGCTACAGGTAATATATCAGAACAAAGAGTTATGAATATTAATCATAAGATATCTACGCTACATGGAGAAGGTTATACTGCTTTAGATGCTAATTTACTTTCTATGTACTCTTATGGTAGAGCGCTACTACAATTTAAAAAATGGTTTATTACTTTATTTAAAGATAGGTTTAAAGCTGAAGATATAGATAGATTTGGAAATGTAAACATTGGAAGTTATAGAGCAAGCTCTGAATTTATTACAGATTTATTTAGAAATTATTTTGCAGGTAATATAAGTAAAAAAGAAATACTAGACATATATAACAAGTCTAGTGAAGAAAGAAAAAAAGGTATGAGGAACCATATATCTGGTTTAGGTATAGGAGTTGCTTTACTATCTTTAATTGCTATGATGGAAGATGATGATGAGCCAGACACTAAAACACTAAGAACATTAAAAAAGTTTTCTCACGATGTATTTGTTACTACAGACTTAAGAAGATTTGTAAATTACACTATAGTTCCTGCTTCTACTAGTACAGTTCAAAATGCTGTTAAAGCTATAGGACAAGCAACATCAGGAGATAAAGTACAACGTAAAAGTGCTTTTGCAGACGAAGGATCTTCTTTAGCAAAAAAACATTACTCACTGAAGTAGCTCCTTATGCAGAGGCTAGAAAGCAAATCTTAAAAACTATATATAATTAGATGATTTAATTTCACTATATTTGTAAAAATTTAATGTAACTTTATAAAAAAAAAATTATGAAAAGAAATGTTGATCATGGTAAATTTGCTTTAGGAGCATATGGCTCTACGCTTTTATCTGGAACTGCAGGTATAGATCTTTCTGGCGCTAGCGCTAAGGTTTATATATGCGCTATTACTATATTAACTTCTGATGATGCTGACGCAACGTTTAGCGCAATGGAAGCTGTAGACGGAGAAGTAGGTTCTTGCATGAGCAGTGTAACTGCAGAAAATGATTTAAACCATGCAACTAACGGGATAGGAGCTGGAGGCAATGGAGTAGATTTAACTGACAGTATACTTTTTTGCGGAGGAACTACTGTTTACGGTAAGTGGGATAAAGTAACTATGGCTGCTGGAGCTTGTGTAGTTTACTTTGCACCAAAAGGAATATAATATAAGTTTTATAAAATTTTTTAATAAAGAGCGAATGAAAAATATAATTTTATTATTTATAACATGTCTAACTCTTACAACTTACGCTCAAGTTGATTTAAAAAGTTACATAAAAGATTTTGATTTAAAGAAAAATCTAAAGAAACATTTAAAATTTTCTACTATATATGGTGCTGTTAATGGAGGCACATCTATATCAGATGCAAAAACATTTTCTGTTACTACTGGGCAGTTAAAAGAAGACATAATAAAAACACCTTACGACTATTCTATTACGTTAGGCATAAGAAAGATTGCTAGATTTGGATATGAAAATAGAGCTACTACTTTTTATGATGGAACTGAATCTAATTATACAGATGCTGCTACAGTAGGTAAAGTTAAAGGATTTGAGTACTTATTTGAAGTAGATTACAGTAGACAACAAGGGATAGATTATATAGACCAGCATCATTTTATTAGATATAGCTCTGATGAAGACTGTGAAGGTCCTTTATGTATAAATCATTTTGCATCTAAAGTAGAATATTTAAAAAATGGTTTTGCTGATGTAGAGTATTTTGAATTATCAGAAAGATATAGAATAAAAAGAAATGCTAACTTAGCTTTTAGCATAGGTGCTGCTCATAGACTTGCAGAACCTTACGGCTATAATCCACTAGAAGAATGGATCTTGGATAATGGAAATTTACATTACACTTACTTAGCAATACAAGAAGGTTATACTATTGATGTAGCTAATAGTGAGTATAAAGACCCTAGTGGAAAAATAGTTGCTAATAGTGCAGAGGTATGGAAAGAGGTTGTAGTACCACAAGTAATAGCAGATTACACAGAAAAGAAAAGATTAGAATTAGCAAAACAAATACAACATTCAATTATAATTGGATTTGATTATTATAAATATAGCAAAAATAAATGGCTTCATGCATGGGGAAATTTGTTACCTTATCATTATGATGATGGCAGTAAATTTTCTTATCATAAGTATAATAATGAAGAGCAATGGTATGATTACTCTGTAGGATTAATTTATGGAGTAAAAATAGACAAACACTTAGGATACTTTTTAGAAGGTAAGTATAATAAGTATTGGAACAGAGAGTGGTATGATTTTAAACTTGGCGTAAACTACGTTATATTTTAGTATTAATTAAAAAATTTAAAAAATGAAAAAAGTATTTTTAACAACACTTACAGCTTTTGCATGTTTATTTGCTTCAGCACAATTCTCAGTAATCTCTTCTATTGATATTCCAGAAGAAGGACAAGAATTTAGCATAAACAGCATAACAGAAAATATAGGTATTGGATATAAAGTAAATAAGAATATAGTAGCAGGAGCTGTTAAAAACGGAGAAAATTATGATTTATTTGGAAGGTATTATTTTGAAAATATATACGTATCTTTACAAGTGGCAACCGAAGAGATGTCTGAAGACATGTTAATAGGAGCTGGTTACTCTTACAATGTATGGGATAAACTGTACGTAGAGCCTAATTACAGTATGCCAGCTAAAGAAGATGTAAACGGTGAAAGAGAAGGAAAGTTTTTAATAGGAATAGCTTATAAATTCTAAAAATGAAAATGACAAACGAGCAATTACACGCAGAGTTAATAGAACTAAAACAAGACGTTAGAGAAATAAAAAAACGCTTGTTAGATCCTGACGATGGAGTAATTGCTCGTATTAATTTAAATACAGGTTTTAGAAAAACAGCAAGAATTTGGTTAGGAGTTTTTTTTACTTCTATAATAGGTATAGTTACAAAAATGTTATTTAATGGCTAAAGAGTTAAACGAAGATACTGGTGTAACAGTAAGTATAAAAACATTAGGTGGTATAGCAGCTTTAATAGCTACTATTGTAGGCATGTGGTTTGCATTACAAGCAGATATACAAGAAGCTAAAGAGCTTCCAGTTGCTCCTCCTCCAGATGTTACACGCATGGAGTTTGACATGAAAGACCAAATGATACGTAATACTATTTTAACTACACAATCAGATGTAGAAGAAATTAAAAATAGTCTTGAAAAAATAGAAGATAAACTATACAATAGATAATGAAACAGCCTAATAAAAGGTATTACAAACAAAAAACTAAAAGCATTACTTGGAAGTTATTTCTTTTTTATATGCTTCTTATATTAATTGTTTTATTTTCTAATGCATCTTTTGGACAGATAACAGCAAAACATTTTAATGCTGAATGGAATAAAAGTAATGATGTTAATTGGTTTATGAGCCTTAAAGATTGTAATACTAAAGGCTACACAGACATAAGTAAAGAAGCTAAAGATGCAACAAAATATAAAATAGCAGTTGTTCCTACTATTATAATATTTAAAGACGGAGAAGAAGTTGTTAGATTTCAAGCTGATTTAAGTTTCAAAATGCTAGCAACTAAAGAAGAAGTACAAGAAGAAATTGATAACATATTAATGAGTGATTTTTAATGTATACATATAATATAAAATTAGATAGAGTTGTAGATGGTGATACAATTGATGCTCACATAGATTTGGGTTTTGACGTTACAGTTAAAAAAAGAATTAGGTTTATGGGTATAAACACTCCTGAGTCAAGAACAAGAGACTTAGAAGAAAAAGCTAGAGGGTTAGCTGCTAAAGATAGATTAAAAGCTATATTAGAAGGAGCAGGTACAATACAATTATGCTCCCATGGAGTTGGAAAATATGGAAGATGCTTAGGTGAATTACATGTAGACATTATAGATGGGAAAAAGTGTTTAACTTTAGCAAATGTAAATGAGTTATTAATCAAAGAAGGACATGCTGTAGAATATTTTGGCGGAAAAAGATAATTATGAATTGGATTAACAGTTGGAGAAAAGGAAATAAAAAAGATAACATATATAATATATCTGTTAGAATAGGTAGATTTACAATATTAGAATTGTATTGTAACCCTAAAGTTGAGCACAGATGTATAATACTTAATTTTGGATTTGCAATATGAAAAAGATATTATTAATATTATTATTATTACCTATATTTATTTTTGGTCAAGTAAATACTTTTCCATGGGTTAACAATTTTGAAAGTTTTATAACTTTACAAGAAGATCCTAATGATAATGGTGATTGGATGTTGATGCAAGGTTCAACTAGCTCAGCAAATACAGGGCCATCTGGAGATCACACAACTGGTAGCGGTATGTATTACTACGTAGAATCTTCATATCCTGGATATCCAAATCAAGTGTTTACAACTTACACGCCTATGTTTGACGTGTCAGCTACACCCAGTAAAGTGTTGTCTTTTTGGTATCATATGTATGGTGCTGCTATGGGTGATTTAGAGATAGCTGTAATTAGTGGAAGCACTTATACACCTATAGACACAATATCTGGAAATCAAGGTAATCAATGGCAATTTGCTTATTATCCAATTACAGCTATTGATTCATTTAAAATAGTTTTTAAAGCTACTACTGGATCTAGTTTTACTAGTGATATATGCATAGATGATTTAATGATAAGCAATCCATTTGCATTTGTTTACGGCTGTATGGATACTATATCTAGTAATTATGATTCTACAGCTACAATTAATGTTGGTTGTATTTATTATTATGGTTGTATAGACCCTGTAGCTACAAATTATAATCCTTGGGCAAATGTTGATGATGGTTCGTGCATTCAAGTAGTTTCTTGTAGTCCAGGCAAATCTTTAGTTGACGTAGCTATAACATTAGATAATTGGCCAAATGAAACTTCTTGGTTAATATACTCAGCTACAGATACGTTTGCACAAGTACCTGTAAACACATATGACTATACACAGACTGGACAAACAATACACACTAAAGTTTGTATACCTGTAGGAGACTCTGTAATGTTTACTCTTAATGATAGTTATGGTGATGGTATTGGTGGTGGATCTGTTGTTGGTGGTTGTTTAGTAACAAACATAGATTGCGAAGATACTCTGTTTCTTTTAAGCCCACCTAACTTTGGATATACAGCGTCTTCAAATCCTTATATATCTGCATCTTGCAATAATGATACTACAATATACGGATGTACAAATAGTACATATTTAGAATATGATTCGCTAGCTACTGATGATGATGGAAGTTGTATGATATTAGCTACATACGGCTGTACAGATGTAGCAGCTTTTAATTATGNTCCTACAGCTGATAGNATGTTATTAACTTCACCCTGTACTTATGATTTAATATTATATGATGATGGTGGTGATTCATGGGGTAATTGCTGGTTAGGTGTAGAGCATGGAGATTCATTATGGCAATTCAAAATTAGCGGCAACGGTATATACTCTGATACGTTTGCTTTAACTTTAAACTCTTATGATGAGGTTTACATGTATTACTTTGAAATACCTACTCCTCAGCAAAACCCTCAGCAATTAGATATACAAACAATACAAAATTCGTTTAAGCTACAAAATGATTATGGCGTTATATTATGCGAGGGTGATAATCCTTGGCCAGGACCTAACGAAAACAAATTAAGAAATTACAAAAGTGCTTTAGATATTTATGAAGCTAAACCATATTGTGGTAATGAGTGTATACCAGTTGTTACTGGTTGTATGGATGTTTTATCGTATAACTATAATGTATTAGCAAATACTAGCGACACATGTTACTACAATCCAGGCTGTACTAATGTAGGATATTTACAATACTATACGCAAGGTTATATTGCTGACATAGATGATGGCAGTTGTAGTACTGTTGCTGTATTTGGATGTACAGACTCTGTAGCTTTTAATTATGATTTATTAGCTAATGTAGATAATGGTGGATGTATACCAGTAATTACAGGGTGCATGCAACCTTTAGCATTTAATTATAATCCACAAGCAAATACAGCAGATAATTGTATTGCTATTGTTTATGGATGCATGAGCTCTATAGCTATAAACTATAACTCTCTAGCAAACACAGATGATGGTAGCTGCATAGGTGTTACGTATGGTTGTACTGATAGCACTATGTGGAACTATTCACCAAGTGCAAATGCAGAGGACGGCAGTTGTGTACCATATATTTACGGGTGTATGGATCCAACAATGTTTAACTATAATTCCTTAGCAAATACAGACAACGGGGCTTGCATAGCTTTTGTTTATGGATGTATTGATTCTACAATGTTTAATTACAATCCTTTAGCTAATACTAACAACGATAATTGTATACCTTATATCTATGGATGTATAAACCCTATAGCCTTAAACTATAATGCTTTAGCAAATACAGATGATTTTAGTTGTATATTGCCAATCTATGGCTGTATGGATAGTTTAGCTTTTAACTATAACCCACTAGCAAATGTTGATAATAACAGTTGTATTCCTTTTGTATTTGGCTGTACAGACCCTTCTATGCTTAACTACAATGCAATGGCAAACACAGAAGATTTTAGTTGTATTTCTTTTATATATGGCTGTATGGATTCCACTGCTCTTAATTATGACTCACTGGCAAACACAGATAACGAAAGTTGTATTACAATTGTGCAAGGTTGTATGGATCAATCGGCTTATAATTACGATGTTACTGCTAATGTTAGTGATAGTATTTCTTGTCTTTTCAGTGCTGGTTGTATTACTGGCGCAGGTATTCCCTATTGGCTAAATGATCCTTGCTATGCTTGGGTAATATCAGTAGATGATTATTGTTGTGATAATGAGTGGGATGATATATGTGAAGCAACGTACAGTTATTGTGAAGGTACTTGGATAGGACCTGTATTAAAAAGAGTTAAGCCAGAAAAAAAATTATTAATGGTTACAGATTTATTAGGTAGACCAACAAAAGAAATAAAAAATCAAACTTTGTTTTACATATATGACGATGGTTCTGTAGATAAAATAATAAATAATAGATAATGAAAATATTTAAAGACGATAATAAATATAATGAAAAATCTATTATAGGAGCTGTAGCTTTTGTAATAATGTGTTTAGTTATGGTTTTAGATTTGTTAACTGGATGGTTAGGCAGAGACTTGTCTATTAATGAATTTGTATATGATTCATTTGTTTTAGTTGTTTTAGGATGTTTTGGTATAGCTGGTTTAGAAAAATTTGCAAAAAAATAATATGTTATTAACTATAATAAATAATATTCCTTTATGGTCGCTAGAATGGGAAGCTTTAGCTTGGGGTAAAAGTAGAGGTATTGATGGCTTTCACACACACATGTATTATCCAACAGGGCTTATACCATTTCGTATAGATGATATAGAAAAAGATCCTGTAATAGGATATATGGGTGGGTTTACGCATATTACTAGTATGACAAGTTTTCAACAAACAGAATCTCCAGAGGCACTTGAATCTGTTGTAGAAGAAGGTGTAGATTCTGAAAACATTCAAGGTCAAAATATTAACAATCCTCTTTTACAAACACAAGCTACACAACTTACAGAAGAACAATTTACACAAAATATAATAAATGAAACAGTGCAAACTAATATAGTTATTGGACAGCCTTTAAATCAAAGTGATAATGCTGTTGTTCAAGATCTAGAAAATCAAACAGAACCTATTATTGAAAGAAGAGTAATACCAACACAAAGGTCTACTCAAAATTATTAAAAAAAAAATTATGTTAGGAAAATTATTTACAGGAGGAGCAGCAGAACTTGTTAAAGGTGTAGGTGGAGTAATAGATAGCTTACACACATCTGGTGAAGAAAAATTAGAAGCAGAAAGAAAAATAAAAGAATTAGTTGCTGATTATCAAACTGAGATGGAAAAAAATATTACATCTCGGTGGGAAGCAGATTTAAAATCAGATTCATGGCTTAGCAAAAACGTTAGACCTTTAACTTTAATATTTTTAATAGTATGTACTATGCTATTAATATTTATAGATGCAGGTGCAATAAATTTTAACGTTAAAGATTCTTATATTGATTTACTACAGTTAGTATTAATAACTGTAATAGGCGCTTACTTTGGTGGTAGATCTTTAGAAAAAGTTAAAAAATAATTTAATGAAAGAAACACAAGAAGATCCAGATAGTATTTTATACGAGTCAATGACAAACTCATATATGATAATAACTGATCAATTATCTTTTAATGAATTATTAGATTATAATGGATGCGCACTACCTTTCAACCCTAAAAAAACTATTAATAATGATGTTATTGATAAAATAATTGATTATTTTTGTATATTAGAAGAATATGAAAAGTGTTCTGAACTTAAAAAGTTAAAAGAATCTAAAAAATATAAGAAAAATTTTATAAATTTGTAAAAAATTAAAAAACAATGGCAAAAAATTATACATTAAACGTAGCTTTAAATATGTCTTCTACAACATCTACTGGTTATTCTCAATCAATGGCTGGTTCTTATGCTGTAAATATAACAGGTGTTGATCAAGTTGCTTCAGGAAGAATAGATTGCGCTACTGATGGTGATGCAACGATTATGGCTGCTCCTGGGTTTGGTAAAGCTGTATATGTAAGAAATTTAGATGATGCAAATGTATTAGAAGTATATGGAGGAGCTTCTTCTGAGAATGATTTACTCGGAGTATTAAAGGCAGGTGAATTTTTATTTACAATTCTACGTGATACAACTACAGTTACTGCAAGAGGATTAGGAGGAACAGTAACTGCAGAATATTTTGCAGTAGAAATAGATACAAACTCTTAAAAAATAATATAAAAAATATAATAAAATGGCAACACAAACATTAACAGTAACAGCGTCAGGCTCTTTTAGTTTAGTAGATTCAGAAGGTTTAACAGTGTTTTCTTTTTCACCTTCATTTACAACTGCTGCAGAAGTAACAGATTCACAACATATGCATGCAGGTGAGATGCTTACTAATGGTACAGCAAATACTGTTATAAATAGCGCACGAAATAATAAAGATTTAATTTACACTTTTGTAAAAAATGTAGATACCGATTATTTAGTTACTGTACAGGCTGATGGTGATGATATAGCAGATTTAAAACCAGGTCAATGTTTCTTTTCTCCTGTTCATATTGATGGCGCTGGAGATGCATCAAACGATTTAGGCTTAGTAGCTACAACAGCTGCACAAAAAGTACAATATTTAATTTGTGATGGAAAAGACACTGGCATCAATACAGATGACTAGTATTAAAACAATATAAATGAAACTTAAAGTATTAAGATTTAGCAGCCAGGAGGATAGTACTTCTGGTTTGCTTTTTTTAGAAACCGATTCAGGTAAAGAATTTTTATGTTATACTCTAGAAGATGAAGCTAGAGAATTAAAAGTAAGAGGTGAAACTAGAGTGCCTGCTGGAACATATAAAATTAATTTAAGAACTGAAGGCGGTTTCCATGAAAGATATAAAAAAAAGTACGGTAAAATGCATAAAGGCATGTTACATGTTATTGATGTACCTAATTTTAAGTGGATTCTTATTCACACTGGTAATACTGATGAGCATACTGCTGGATGTCTTCTTGTGGGTGATTCGCAAGAAAATAATGTTCTCGTCAAAAATGGTTTTATTGGAAAGTCCGTTAATTCGTATAAAAGAATATATCCAGATATTGCTAGAGCAATACAAGAAGGCAATGATGTAACTATACAATATATAGATATAGATAAAAACGAATGCAAATGCTTAAATGGGCAGGACAAAAAATAGAGCAACTTAAAACTTATTTTCAAGGTGGTGTAAGAATAAAAAAAACCTTACAAATAGGAGAAGAAACGTCCGATGTAGATGGTCTTATAGAAATAAGTCTAGATCAAACTGGGCAAGTACCAACAATAACATTACTTTCAAATATTGAAGAACAATCTGCATCTTCTAAATTAATATTTAATAAAGATTCACTTACACTTGTAGATGGTGAGCTAATTGCAGAAATATTGTCTAATGCTCAAGGAGCAGGCAACAATGAATTAACATACGGAGGAATACGATCTTTTGTTGCTAAGGCTGCTGAAAGCGAAAGTGCTGGTAAACTAGTTTTTTCTGTCTTAGGAACTGGTGACGCAGGGACAGATTTGAGAAATGTTTTGATACTTCAAGGTCGGGAAAATGCAAACGGCGTAGCGGATGCAACTATTGGTTTAGGAACTAGTTCAATAACAACTATATCTGGTTCACTTACAATGGGTAGTACTTCTTTTGTTGACAGCAATGGAAGAATTCAAGTAGCAACACAAGGAACTATTAATCATGACTCACTAGCGAACTTTGTAACTGCTGAGCACGTTGCTTGGGCTAATGCAAGCGCAGGTACAATTCACAGCACTAACGTACCTACATTAAATCAGAATACTACAGGAACTGCTGCTACTGTTACAGGAGCTGCACAAACAAATATTACATCGTTAGGAACGCTTACAAATTTACAAGTTGATGACGTTAATATAAACGGATCTACAATAACAGTAGAAGGTGATTTATCTCTTAATGCTACTGGAGATGTTAACATTCAAGCAGCTGGAAATGATGTAAATGTAGATACTGACTTTTTTAGAATTTCATCAGCATCTACTAATCATCCACGACTTTACATTTCAGCAACAGAAGATGCTACTGGCTCAGGAATTTTAGTTTTTGAAAAAGATAGAAACGCTGCAGCTGCCGATGACGATAGAATAGGTCAGATAGCTTTTGTTGGGGAAGATGCTTCTCAAAACGCTGAGCAATATGCCACGATAACTTGTATTGCTGCAGAAACTGCCCATGGTGATGAAGCTGGCACTGTAACTATAAACGTAGTTAATGACGGTACCGAGCGTAATGGTATCACTATGACTGGTGATAAAGGAACTGCACAAGAAGTAGATGTACAAATTGCTCACGGAGCAGCATCTGTAACTACTATAGCAGGAACACTAACAATGGGATCAACAGCCGCTTTAACAAATGCTGGTTTAGTAGCTGTAGCAAATCAATCAAGTATAACTGGTCTTGGAACTATATCAAGTGGAGTGTGGAACGGAGATGTTATAGCTAGTGCTTATTTAGACTCTGATACAGCTCATTTATCAGGAACACAAACGTTTACAGGTTTAAAAACTTTTAACCAAGCTATAAATAAAAAAGCGTTACACTTTATTTACACTTCTAACAAATTTACTACAGACACGTCTACTGAAACATATTTTTCTTTATCTGATGCAGAGAGAGATTCTGCTACTGGTTCTGAAGATGGGTCTGGTATTATGTGTATTGTTCCTTGCACTGGTATATTAAAACAATTTACAATAAATTCTAGTACTAATTTATCAAATAGATCTTGGGAATTTAGAGTGTATAGAGTTCCAAGCGGTGCTGACGCTGATAGTGGTGGTGAGGTTTTAATGGCAACGGTTGCGGCTAACGCAGGTCCAGCAGCGCATACGAATAAAAAAATAAGTTTTGTTACAGGGGTGACAGATACAAACGTTATAAGTTACGAAACTGGGTTTGATGCAGAAACTATGTTTACGGGTGGCGACAGAGCTTTACTTAGTCTTGAATCTAGCGCAGATGCTTCTGGATCACCTAAAATAAATGCAGTTTTAGCGTTTGAGTTAGATGAATCAACAATATACGGATTCTAAATATGTACTATTTGTACATCCGTACTAAATAAAATTAAATATATTATGCCTACAATTAAAGATAAATATAATAGAAAAGCAAAGCTTAGACCTAAATATGTAACAAGAGAAATTAATAGAGCTATAGAAATTCCAGCCCCTACAGGTGTATCTACACAGCAAAAACAAGAAGAAGCAACTAAATCTTTTAGAAGAAACCCAGAAAATAAAGCTGAGATTTCTGCAACAGGAGCAATCGGAGGTGTAGCTATACAAGAATCATTAAACATAGTTTCTAATTTTACTTTTTCAGCATCTGATACAACGTCTTTAATTTTTATATTATCAAAAGGACAGTCATTAAAAGATATATTAATACATAATTACAACGCAACTGGTAATGATAGTACAATTATTACTTTAGCATGGAGTACTGGAGATCAATCACTTGCTAAGTTTACTGTAACTTCAGGAAAAATAAGCGCATTTGCAGGGATAACTTTAAATCGTTTTTTTGGAAGTGTGTTTCCGCATTTAGCTACCGTAAGTTTAAAAGAAATAGTAAATGACATTTTTAACAATGTACACCAAGACATATATTTTTACGGAGTTAGTACTCAAATAGGTACTAGTATAACTTTTTCTAAACATTAGTGGAGTTACCTACAGAAAAATATAACACCCCTATATGGTTATCCAGATGGATATTTAAAGATACAAAAAACAAATTATACACTTTAGAAAACCATGTTGTTAAAGGACACACTAAAGGTTCTATATTTACAAATAAAAACATTGTTAACAAAGCTGTTAATAAATTAATAGGAACTCATTCTAAAAAAAAATTAGTTGCCGTAAATTTAACACTCATAAGTCAACACGGCTTTGGTGTTGAAGAAACTAAAAAATAAAAAATGACTTTAAATGATAAGATTAGAGAGTATCTTTTAAACAACCCCCACCTAATGCGTAGTAAATACGCTGACACAGCTAAAAAGTTTGGTACTAATTACGAGCAAATAAGAACTATTGCTAGAACACTTAGAAAAAAAAATCCAGATACAGAGCCTAAAGAAAAAGAAGTTATAAATTTTCAAGAAAGCAAAACAGATGCCGTATTAACAGCAGAAAACTGTACTAGGGTAAAATCTTTAGATGATCTTTTATCTGAATGTAAAGTTGATTTAGATAATTGGCAAGTAGATAAATACGATATAGGTACATATGAAGTAACAGGATTTGACAATGATAGAAATCCAATTACAGTAACTATGTTTAGGACTAAAGCTTTTCTTAAAAGAATTAATCCAGAACTTAATATTAAAAAGTTAAAAGCAGATCTTATAGAAGATTTACGCAATTTATCTCCAAAGGTTACAAAAATTAAAAGAAAAAGACCTGATGATAGAAACGATTTGCATTTATTAGAAATATCAGCATTTGATTTACATTTAGGTAAAATAGGTATAAAGAGTGATAAGTACAGCATGGATATAGCTGAACAACGTCTTTTAAGCGCTATAGAGCACTTATTATATAGAGCTCAAGGGTATTACATAGATAAGATACTTTTTATAGTAGGGCACGATTTATTAAATTCTGATAAAGATTGGCCTATACCAGCAACTACAAGAGGAACCCCTCAGTTTAATTCAGATTATCATATAGACATGTATAGATGTGCAAGAAAACTCATGATAAAAGCTATTGATATATTGTCTGAAGTTGCAAATGTACATGTAATGGTTATACCTGGAAATCATGACAGAGAATCAGTTATGCATTTAGGCGATACATTAGAATTGTATTACGAAAAAAATGAAAATGTAAAAGTAGATAATAATGATTGTTTAATGAAAGCAATACCTTATGGTAATAATCTTATTATTTCAGATCATGGTGATGGCCCTAAGACTGCTAACTTACCAGGAATTATAGCACAAAGATTTAAAAACCTATGGAGTGACACTGTATATGTAGAAGTACATAGGGGTCATTTTCATACTAATAAAGCCATGAAGTTACAGGCCATAGAAGAACTTAACGGAATAACTGTTAGAAACTTATCATCTATGTCTGCAACTGATTATTGGCATGACAGTAAAGGTTTTATTGGTAATATAAAGAAAGCTCAAGCTTTTATATATAGTAGAGAAAACGGATTACAAGGTATACTTAATTATAACGTTACCGTTTAATTTTATCTTCTTCTAATATTCTAATTAAAACATTCTTGTTGTGTAAAGGTCTAGCATTTTTACCTTTATGTTTATTAGCAGCATAATATTCTGAAGGTTTATAAATTAGTTTAATTTCTTTTACTAAACCTTTTGGAGTGTATTTTACAATCCATCTGTTTTCTTCTGCTGAATTAGTATTTTTTAGGTGTGTTAAGTAACTCATATTATTTATTAATTTTAGCTATAATACTAGATTCAGGGAACATAAGATAATCTACATCTTCATGTTTAATACGCATAGCATGTCTAGGCTCATATATAACATAATCACCTTCTTTTAATTGCTCTGCTTTATTACCAACAGAAACTACAGTTCCTTGAGTTGGTATTTCTGCCTCTGCTTTAGATAATATTATTCCTGATTCAGTAGTTTCTTCTGTACTGTCAAGTGTTACTAAAACTTTGTTGCCAATCATTTGTATCATAATTTAAATTTTTTGTGGGTATTCCCCGTTATTAAACATAAGTAATCTCTTTTAGTTGTGTAAACTCTTCTTCTACATTCAGAATTATGGAATCCTAATCTATGCAGTATATATTTTAATATTTTCATATAATTATTATTTTTATATTAATCTACCTATTGCTAGTCCTATTGCTAAGGTACTCATAGATATATAGCCGATTATAACAAAAAGCATTGAATCTTTTTTTTGCCTATTATTCATACCAGACTGCATACACTTTAACCCCATTAGATGTGGTACATGCGTGTATTTTTTTTTTCGCTACTTTGTTGTTTAATAGACTTTTGTCCCAGTATTTTGGATTCTTGCTGTTTAGCTTTTTCTTTTTTGTCATACTCTTGTAAATTTTCAATTAGTTTATTTTTATTTTCTACACTATCTTTATAAAGACATACAAATAAACAAATTATTGTAAATATAAATATTGTTATTATCATAATTAAAATATGTATCTAATTTTGTTCCATGGTATTATTTTACTATGTAGTTCTTTAAATTGATTTATATAATCACGTTTTAATTTGTAATTATATCTGATGTTTTCGCATCCATATTGAGACGTTTTAGTTTCTTGTATATTAGGAGTCCATATGTCTACTTCTGTCTGTGGATGATTCTTTAAATTTAACGTATGTCTTTCAAAGTTATGAGTTAAGAATATGCACTCTGCTAAAACATTTTCCTTAATTTCAATATATTTATCCATTAGCCTGAATAACTCAAAATAATCATTTAGCCATCCATCATATACTATTATAGGGCTAAAGTTTACGTGGACTTCATATCCAGCAAATGTAAAAGCATCAATAGCTAGTATCCTGTCTATAATTGAAGATGTTTCTGGTTCATGCAAATTGGCTTTACGCTGTGGCATTAAGCTAAACCTAATACGAATTTTCTTTTCAGGATTAAAATGCAATAAGTCTCTATTTACATATTTTGTAGCAAAACTACCCATAATATCAGGATGGTCCTTAAAGAATGTAAATATTTTTTCCCACTCATGATGTTTAGCATGAAGAGCAAAGTCTTCATTACAACTTATATCGTAAGTTATATATTTTTCATGTGTTTGATTTGGTTTGTCAATCACTGCAAATGCAGCGTGACTATTAATTTCAGTTAATATGTCTTCCGTGTTAGTAGCTACAGATAACCCTCTAGGCTTATGGCGTTTCATATAACAATAAGAACAGTTATATAAACATCCGTAACCAAAGCTAGGTGATATAAAATCTGTTGATCTACCAGACGGTCTAATTTTAAAAGTTTTTCTAGTTACTTGTTTTATCATCAATTTTTTTTAATCTTTCTAATTCAAATTCTAAATGAGCTATTGCTTTTTTAATATCTTGTACACCTCCATCAGAGTGTTTGCGCTTACTACGCAAGCAATACGTGACACAGGTCCCTATATTATAAGAAAGATCAAAATCTTCTACTACTTTACGGGCTTCATACTTATGATATTTTCCAATATAGTATGTAGGAATTCTTTCGTCTATAGTAGTGTTAGATTTATAATTATCTTTGTTTCTTTCTATTTCATAATAAAGCTCATTATGTTTTGTCATATTATTTTATTTTGTGTTTGTATTTTCCTACTTGACCTTCATGAAATCTTTGTGCTCCATATTTTTTAGTTCTTTTGTCTTTGTAGTAGTATTTCTTTTTTTCAGGATACTTACTTACACTACACATGTTTATACCAAACATCATTGCAAATGAAGTTACCATATCAGGATTATAAAATTTTTCTTTATTCATTAATTTAATTTAGTTTTAAAATGATCAATTATTTTATTCATTTGTCTTTTATAAAATAAATCAAACTCTACATACTCCATTTCACCTGTATCACCATTCAAGGTTTTAGGTTGTGTTTTTTCCCAGAGCTTATACATAACTCCTCTCATTCTTTGACTGGGAGTCTTTTCGCTAAACTCTGTGTTTGTTGTTGCTTTCTCAACTGCATCTATTTGATCTTGATTAATAGTGTTTGTTGATATTAATACGTAACCAGGTTTCTTGATTAGGCTAAATATGTTAACCATTGTTTCACTAGACAGTTCAGGAGTACCTACATAGATACGTAGGCTCCCATCTGCTAATGTACTAACTTTATCAATACCACCCTCAAATACTACTGAATTTTTCATAATATATCTTCATTCATTATATGTATACTTCTTTCTGATTTCTTGTCAAGATAATCAAATCCTTGGCTAGGCCAATAATCATTATCTAAACAATATTTATATATTTCTAGGTCTCTACTGTATAGCTCTCTACCCTTATCTAATAGATCGTCACCTATTTGTATAATATTTATACTAAATGGAGGATTTTTCTCTATAGCTACAATATAGAACTCCTGAGCGCCTACAGCATCCATATAGAATGCAGCTTGCTTATAATACTTAAACTTCTTTACAGAGCTTGCAAAGCCGTAGTAAGAGCTATCTTGTGTTGTTTTTAGATCTACTATAATATTAGCATCTTTATTGTAAACATCTAACATTCCTCTGCATTTAACATTAAACTCTTGATTTTCCCACACTACTATATGTTCTTTAAGACCATTAGTTAGCATAAGTTTAGCATCATTATCTCTCATTATTTTTTGCGTCATTTGCTCTATGAGATTGTAATCTTGTTCAGACACAACTGTTTTAAACATATTGTTTTTAACAAATTCTGCATAATCTAATTTGCCTTGTTTAGTGCGTTTGTCAAACTTAGGAGATACTATATGATGATTATTAAACTCTTCTGGTTGTAGTACATTCATGTGTAATGCTGATCCAAACTTCATAGCAGGTGTAGATGGCTGTGGATTATCCATAGCAAACCTAAAGTATTCTGGTGATTTACCAGTAAGATTATTCAGCATACTATTAGATACATATTCTGTATCTTGATAATAACTGTCATGTGTGAGATTGTGATTTTTTATTAATTTCATTTGTTTGATTTGTGAGACATTAAGACCCCCCCGAAGGAGGGCCATAATGCAATCAAAACAAAAACCATGCGAACATGGACAAGAAAGTTCTACAAAAGTAGTAAATTATTCTTTTGCTCCCGATTCTTTCTCTTCTTTGTTTTGATCTTTGTTTTTATCTTTCTTTTCTTTATTCTTAACGTCTTCTATATATTGTTTATCTAAATCAGACATTTTAACAAGAATGTTTTTTGCTTCTGGTATGTTTAAGCAGTACTCATTTAAACTTTCTCTAAACCCATCTACATCTACTTTTTCAAAATTATCTTCAGAGTTATAATCTTTATGAACCCAACTGAGCAAAGCTATTTCATGAGACCTTAAAGCTTCTGCCATAGATTTTAATGTGTCAGATATGGGTTTTTCTACTTTATACTTTTCTCCCATAATATTAATTTTTTCTTTTTTACTCTTCTTCAATGCCATGTAATTGTTTTTTTAATTGTTTAATTTTTAATTTTAATTTACTATTGTTGTCTAATAATATTTCTACTAATTGTTTTTCTCTTTCTATTTCTGTTCTAATAGGAGAGTTGTAAAATTCTATTAATTTTTCTTTGTGATCAGTGAGAGTTTCATCAGCTGCACTATACAGTCTTTTTATATGCGGATAAACTGATAAGAAATTTTCTATAGTTTTTATAGAATGTATAATAGAAGCATGATTTTTTTCTAAAGACTTACCTATATCTTGATATGTCATTCCTAATGATTTTCTCAAAACATAAGATAGCACCATTCTTTTTTCTACAAGATCTCTCTTTCTAGATTTTAAAAATAATTCTTCTATCGTTATATCAACTTTTTCACAATATTCTTTAAAGAAATTTAATAAAGGCCCATTATCTATCATAATACTTTTATTTTTACTCCTGAGTTTTCTTTGTCGTAATTATATTTTCCAAAGCTTGGTATTATACAATCACAATTATCATCATCTATGTAATTATATGTAACCATTAAGTCCTGAGCTGTTTGACAAGGATTTATATAATCAAACTTTCTTCTACTATTTCTTATAAATGTAAATTCTATTTTATATGGCATTTCCTTGTTTTTAATTAGCTCATCAAACTTTTCTTTGTTTTTAATCCATTCTTGTTTTGTATTTTTTATATAATTCATTACTGTTTTAGAATGAATCAAATACTTTCCTGTCCATCGTTTTCCATTCTTACTAGATGGGACATTTCCTGCTATAAATATCTCTGCCATATTGCAAAGATAATAATAAATTTGAGAGTTGCACCCTTGGCTTGGTTTACTGACGAAGCGCTCTAGGGATTTGTTATCTCTCTCATTTATATTTATTTAGAACGGCATATCTTCATCACTAGCAGCACTCTGTGCTATAGTATTAGACTTACTCCACATTGCATGCTTTTCACTAAACTCAGACATTTGATTGTTATCTAAAGTTTGGTTCATGTCATTATTATATGTACATTTTCCACCTACTTTTGAAGACCATCTGTATTTAGTTGCTGTTCTAATAACAGGCTCTTGATTATCTCTATTTACACCAATATATTCTTCTGATATAAATGTAACCATTAAAGAATTACCTATAGCTTCATTTAATGCTTTACTATCATCACTAAAGTCTTTTACTCCTGAATTTATTAAGAAGTCTTTAATTTGTTTAGTTTTCCATTCTTGTGTAGAAGGTTTGTCTGTTTCTTTAACAGCCCAAAACCTACATCTTCCAACTTTACCACCACTTGCTACAGAGTACTGTATAAATGGAGACCCATTATAGTCTTGTAATTCATCTGATGTAGTTAGTCCTGTTATTTTACATTCATGCGCTCCAGTCGTGATATATTCTACTTTCTCTCCTTTAGCTCTTCCTGTTGTTGTTGTGTTTAAATTGAACGGTAATGCACTCATTATTTATTGTTTTTGATTTTCCAGTTAATATACTTAGTTAATGTATC